GAGGCTCACGCGGCTGGTTTATTTACCCAACATTAAGAGCCGTACAACCAGAGATACTCAAAAAATGGGAACAAGGGTTTAGCAAAATTGTGAAGGAGTATGACTAATGGCTGGCAGTCGTACCCTTAAACTTTCCATACTTGGAGACGTTGACGGTCTTAACAAATCGCTTAAATCAGCCACAAAAGACGTCGAAACCTTTGGCGACAAAATGGGCAAGGTTGGCAAGGTTGCAGGTGCGGCACTAGCTGCGGCGACCGTTGCAGCAGGTGCATTTGCAGTCAAAATTGGCGTCGAGGCAGTCAAGGCGGCGTCTGACTTATCAGAGACAATCTCAAAGGTCGGCGTATTATTTGGCAAAACATCAAAAGACATTGAAAAGTTTGCTGAGGGCGCAGCTAGTTCATTGGGTCAAACCAAGCAACAGGCATTGGACGCGGCAGCAACTTTTGCCACATTTGGCAAAGCAGCTGGTCTATCAGGTCAAGACCTTTCCAAATTCTCCATAGATTTTGTTAAGTTATCGTCAGACTTAGCCTCTTTTAACAACACATCACCAGAGCAGGCGATTAACGCAATTGGGTCGGCTTTGCGTGGAGAAGCTGAGCCGTTGCGTGCTTATGGCGTTTTGCTCGACGACGCGTCATTGCGTCAAGAAGCGTTGGCATTGGGAATTATCAGCACAACCAAAAATGCGCTGACGCCACAGCAAAAGGTTTTAGCTGCCCAAGCCTTGATCTACAAACAGACAGGTGCAGCACAAGGCGATTTTGAGCGTACATCTGATGGGCTTGCCAACAAGACCAGAATTCTCACAGCTCAATTGGAAAACGCAAAGACAACCATTGGCACGGCTTTGCTGCCAATTGTTTTGCAACTTGCCACAGCCTTCTCAGACAAAGTCATACCGTTGGTTGAAAAGTTCACAAAAGCCTTCTCAAACTCAGAGGGCAATCTTGGCGGCGTTGTAATCAGTGTTGGCAACATTTTACAAAACACTTTCACACCGATCATCAATGGTTTAATTAAAGCATTTGGTTATGTACGCGAGGCAATCGGCGACAACCTTGCAACCTTTCAAGAGTTTGGCGGTTACATTGCCAAGTATTTAGCACCGGTGATTGGCACAGTATTGGGCGGTGCATTACAGGTTGCAGGCAAGATCGCAGGTGGTGTTATTGACGTCATTGCTGGCGTGGTCAAAATTCTCAACGGCTTAATTTCAGGTGCGGTTGCAGGTATCAATGCTTTGATTTCTGCCTATAACGCAATACCGTTTTTGCCAAACGTCAGCAAGATTTCAACACCAACAGTTAGCGTGCCAACAATTAAGACACCGACCGTGTCAACGAACGTGCCAAAAATACCAACCATTTCAGCACCGTCAAGCGGTGGCGCAACGACCACGTCAAGCGGTGGCGGTGTTTCAACAGCTGCAAAGGTAGCTGCGACCGCTGCCGCTGCGACGAGTGCTGGCATTGGTTCATTTGATGCAGGACGTTTCCGCATGGGCGAGGAAAAAGACCGCGTCGGTACAACAATCAACCTGACAGTCACAGGCGCATTTGACAAAGAAGGCACAGCTCGCACAATCGTTGACACCCTCAACAACAGTTTTTACCGCGGCACAGGTGGCGCAACTAACCTGCAAATAGCATGACGCAATGGTCGCCAGTCTGGCTGGTAGAAATTGACGGCGTTGCTTACACCGACGCTGTCTTGGCTAACCTGACAATCAGATCGGGTCGCACAAACATTTACGAGCAGGCACAGGCTGGTTACGTTAATTTACAGCTGCTGGACGTCAATCAAGCCACAATACCTGTCAGCATCAACAGCAGCATTTCAGTGCAGGTGCAGGACACATCAAGCTCTTACGTCCCAATCTTTGGTGGCACGGTCGTTGACATTGCCGTTGAGGTGCGCGACGTAGGCAGCACTATGTTTACACAGACATACAGCATTACAGCACTGGGCGCGTTGTCTCGTTTGCCAAAGGCATTGACAAATGGTGTTTTATCGCGTGACTTTGACGGCGATCAAATCTGGGAAATTTTGTCAGACTTATTGCTTAACACTTGGGCAGAAGTACCAGCAGCTGAAACGTGGGCAGATTATGACCCAACAACAACATGGGCAACAGCAGAAAACGTTGGGCTGGGTGAGATCGACCGCCCTGGTGATTACGACTTAGCTGCGCGTGGCAATAGTCGCACAGATGTTTATTCATTGGTATCTGCACTAGCAACGTCAGGGCTTGGGTACATTTACGAGGACGCATTTGGACGCATTAGCTATGCCAGCAGTACACACCGCAGTTTGTACCTGTCAAACAATGGCTATGTGCAATTAACAGCCAACCAAGCACGCGCAGCTGGTTTGCGCGTTGAAACCAGAGCAGGCGACGTACGCAACAACGTCACAATTCAATACGGCACAGGCAGTGGCAGTTCAGTCAACGCCAGCGACGCAGACTCAGTCAGAGAATACGGCACGTTAAGTCAGATTATTTCGACAACCTTGCACGACTCAGCTGATGCAACCCAGCAAGCCAATTTCTACCTTGCATTGCGTAAGACACCGCAGGCAATCTTTAGTGAAATCACGTTTGACCTCACAAATCCAGAGCTAGACGACAGCGACCGTGACAACCTCATTGGCGTGTTTATGGGTGAGGCATTGGCAATCAATGACCTACCAGCAAACATGGGCGGTATCTTTCAGGGCTTTGTCGAGGGCTGGTCATTTCAGGCGTCATACAACCAACTCTCAATCACTCTTAACATTTCACCAACGGCTTACTCATTGCAGGCTTTGCAATGGGACGAAATCTCAGCCGCATTTGATTGGTCGGGCGTGTCGCCAACACTCGACTGGGCGCGTGCGACAATAGTGGTCTGATAAGGAGACAACATGGCAAACCCAACGACAAACTTTGGCTGGCAAATGCCAACCTCAACCGATTTAGTTACAGACTTACCAGCAGACTTCGAGGTCTTTGGGCAAGCTGTTGACACAGCATTGGTTGATCTTAAAGGTGGCACAACAGGTCAGGTCTTGGCTAAGGCGACTGACACAGACATGGACTTTTCATGGGTTGCGCAGGACGATAGCAACGCAATCCAAAATGCAATCGTTGACGCAAAGGGTGATCTCATTGGTGCAACCGCAGCTGATACACCCGCACGCCTTGCAGTGGGAACAAACGGTCAGGTGCTAACTGCCGACTCAACGGCTGCAACTGGTTTGGCATGGGCTACCGTTTCATCAGGTAGTTACACACTTTTAGGAACGGCAACACCTTCAGGCGGTGAAATCAAATTCACATCAATTTCTGGATCATACAATCAATTAGTTTTGATTGTTGAGGATTGGTACACATCAGGTGGTGCTGAAGCTGGTGTCCGATTGAACAATGACACAACCACGGCTAATTATGGAACTGTCGGAATGTATGGAAATACCGCAGCTGTGACCTCATACTACAGAACTGGATATAGTTTTGTTTGGATGACAAATGTAGCTGGTGGCACCACAGATGTGGACAATGTTTCTGTTGTGACCTTTCCAAATTATGCTGACACAAATTCTCACAAAGTTTTTTATGGTTATACAAAGCATGTTGGCGCATCAAATGGTTTGCACATAACTCACGCCGCTGGTGCTTATACATCAACATCTGCAATTTCAACAATTTCATTTTATCCAGCCGGTGGAAACATGAACGGCACAGCCTATTTATACGGAGTTAAATAATGAGCGACTATCTAATTTGCGAAGTTAACTGTGAGACTGGCGAAGTTATCGAGCGCGAAATGACCGCGCAAGAAGCCACACAACGTGCAGCAGATGATGCCGCCTACGCCCAGGCAAAAGCCCAAGAAGCGGAAAAAGAAGCGGCAAAGGCAGCCTTGCTGGTTAAATTGGGAATTACTGCCGAAGAAGCAAAGTTGTTGTTGTCGTGACATTTCCTCAAGGCACAAATGCACGATTGATCGAAGTCGCAGCAGCTGAGGTCGGCACAATTGAGGAAGGCGACAACCTCACCAAGTACGGCAAATTTATGAAAGCAGACGGTTTGCCGTGGTGTGGAAGTTTTGTCAATTGGTGCGCTGCACAGACTGGCGTCAAAATTCCAAACGTGGTCAGCACAGCAGCAGGTGCGCATAAATTCAAGGAAATGCAACGCTGGTCAACTATGCCGCAGCTTGGCTACTTGGCATTTATGGACTTTCCGCATGACGGCGTAGATCGCATTTCACACATTGGCATTGTGGTTGGACTAATTGACACAAAGACCTGCCTAACCATTGAGGGCAATACGTCTGGGACAGGCGATCAACGCAACGGTGGCATGGTCATGGTCAAGGTCAGATCGTATGGACAAGGCAAAGAGATCGTCGGTTTTGGCATACCAAAGTTTGTGCCATACAAAGGCGAGTTTCCAAAGGTAGATGCACCAGCTGCAAAAGCAGCCGCAGTCAAAAAGGAGAGCAAAAAATGGAACAAGCAAAAGCCGTAGCAGCCTCATGGGCGCGCTCATTTATGGCAGCAGCACTTGCCTTATACATGGCAGGTGTGACTGACCCAAAGACATTAGCAATGGCAGGGGCAGCAGCTGTTGCACCAGTTATTTTGCGCTGGTTAAATCCGCAAGACAAAAGTTTTGGCAACTTGGGGAAGTAGCCAGAAACTCACGGCGGCAGGGTTGGTTTGGGCACTTGCACTAATCCTGACCGCTTGTGGGTATGACGGCTGGGTACGCTATGAGTGCCAAGAATACGACAACTGGTCAAAAGCGGAGTGTCAGAAACCGCAATGCCTCCCAACTGGAACATGCACTGACGACCTACTTGGCATTGACCCGTGATAAGCCAGCACGACGCAAATCACCAGAGGAAATACACGCACAGCTAATCCTGATTATTGGTGCAACACTAGCTGCGGTGTTTTTGATAGTCACCGTTGGAATTACTTATGCATTGATCTTTGTCACACAGCCAATTGGGGCACAAGCACCCAATGACGCTGCATTTATTGACTTGCTTAAAACACTGGCAATCTTTCTTACAGGTTCGCTGGGTGGTGTGCTGGCTGGCAATGGACTCAAATCCAAGCCAAAGCCACAGGACACGCCGACAAACACGCAAGGTTCTTGACCGCGCGCCGATCATGCGTCACCCTGAGTTCAGGTGGTAACACTTACCGCCTAGAAATCGGGAGAATTTCATGGTACTTGATCTATTAGACCCAGAGACTTTGGGTCGTTTGGTTGGCGTCATCTTTCTTATGGTGCTTGGCGGTGCAGCTGGTTATGCCAAAGGCTTTAAGGAAGGCAAGCGCGAAGGCATGGCACGTCGTAAGGCGATCAGCCGTCACATGTCAAACAAGGTGGCTGACTAATGGCATTTCTTGATAACTATGAGGGCAACAAAGAGCGCACAGATCGTTGGAATTTAACGTACCCAGAGGGTCGTTTGCAGGCACACATTGTCGAGTTCAATGCTGAGAAAGGCTACATACTCGTACAGGCTAAGGCTTGGCGCAATCAGACAGAGATCGAGCCAGCAGGAATTGATTACGCATACGGCTTTATTGCAGCTTACAACCCAAACATGAAACGCTGGTTTGTCGAGGACACTACGACCTCAGCTTTGATGCGCGTCATGGCATTGGTCATGGGCGGGACAGAAAAGGCAACTCGCGAAACAATGGAACAGGTAGAGAAGCTATCAACAAAGGTTGCCACAGCTGATGTAAAGGCTGATTATGACTATTGGACAACAAAGCACGGCGACGTGCCTAGTTACGCCACAGCAGCAGAAGCTGAGCAATCTGGCATACCGTCGCTGGGTTCATCAATTGACGAGATCGCAAACCAATTGGGCGGTCAACTGGTGGAGGAAAAGCCACGCTGCGAACACGGCACACGCGTTTGGAAAACAGGCGAGTCAGCCAAAACTGGTAAAGCATGGGGCGGGTATTTCTGCACCGAGAAAGCCAAAGCAAACCAATGTGAGCCTGTTTGGTATCAATTAGGCAGCACAGGGCAATGGGTAATTCGTCTTGGCTGATTACATGGAAATGATCGACGTCAAAACAATGACGTGCAAGCTGCTTTGCAATGGTGAAGTAATAGCTGAGTACAAAGTAGAGCAATGTGACAAATGCTCACAGATCACAAAGCTGGACTCATTTGGCTACCAAAAAGGCTATGACGCACGCGAGAAGGTCATTTGGTTTTGCGGTGGTTGCCGTTGAAAATCAAGCTCACAGCAAATGAAATGTGTGTGTGCATGGTTGCAGCCGTCAAGATCACCAGCGACAAAGGCGACTTGCTAGAGTCAAAAGGTCATTACAACGAAACATCATTTATGACTTATTTGGCAGAATTAGCCGAGTCAATTGGTAGTGAGTGGGCAGTAGCAAAATACTTTGGTTTGCCGTTTGACCCATTTGAGGACAAAGGCAAAGTCAAGGCTGATGTTGGCGCAGCTATTGAGGTGCGCTGGACAAAGTATGAGCTGGGTCAGCTGATCGTCTATGAGTACGACAGACCCAATGACATTGCCGTGCTAGTAACAGGCACAGCACCCAACTACTACATAGCAGGCTGGATACCAGTCACAATGGCACAGAAGCCACGATACCGACACAGCAAGCAACCGACGTGGTGGGTCACACAAATTAACCTGCAACCTATTGAGAATTTGAGGAAATCCAATTATGGAACAAGTGCAATTTGAGTGCCGCATTTGCAAAAAGGTGACAAGGCATCTAGTACATAAGATCACAGACAACCTGCCACAAGGCGTCGAGGTTATTCAATGCACTAAATGTGAGGTTATGGGTGTTGCCCAGATAGGAAACACAGATGCCGACGTATGAGTACAGATGTGTAGCTTGCAACATTAGCTATCAAGTCACAGAAAAGTATGCAGAGCACACAACACCGTATTGCTGCGGCTTTATGATGAGTCAGGTTTATGGTGCACCAGCGATAGTGTTTAAGGGTAACGGTTGGGCGGGTAAGTCATGAAAATACTCAACCTTTATGCAGGCATTGGAGGCAATCGCAAACTTTGGGGCAATCAACACGAAATTACAGCAATTGAGTTTGACCCAGAAATTGCACAGGTTTATGCAGATCACTTTCCAAATGACACTGTTATTGTCACGGACGCGCATCAGTACTTGCTTGACCATTTCCACGAATTTGATTTCATTTGGTCGTCACCGCCATGTCAGTCACACAGCAGCTTTAGACAAAACATTGGTG